GTGTTGACCATTGTGTAACATAGGTGTAAATATAGTGTAGTTACATTTTTGGTTCAAACGCCCATAAGGGCAGGAGTTGCCAGATGAGAACAAAGATCCCCGCACACTGGGACCGCAACGACCCGGTTTTGGAAATCGCAATTTCAAATTACACAATGGCAATTGATCAAGCATACGATTACGACAGCATTGAACAAGCAATCGAATCCTACGTACAAAACGCCTCTGACACTGCAAAAGAAAAGAGAATGTCTAGCGCCGATATTATGGCCGCAGGTGATGCGGTTTGCGTCCTGTACCGCTACAACTTTCAGCCCACTGACGAGGCCTGAGGCATCAGGCCGAAATCCCCGTCTGGGGATCTGGGACGCACACAATCGAACGCCGCAAGGCAAGGGACGCCAGAATGATTCTTTACAACATCCAGTTCACCGCAATTCGCCGCCTCGACGATGGGACCTATTGGTCCAGCCGCGAATCGATTAACCACCCCAGGATGCTCACCGAGAAAGGGCTGGTCCGGGTCGTTCGGGCCAAGGAAAAAGAATTCACCATAGATGGCCGTTCCAACTTGTTAAGGGTTGATGGAATGTCCCACACGCCGTGGTCGTCTTGAACCTAACCCACTGATGAGATCCGAGGCGTCGGGTCGAAATCCCCCTCATGGGGATCTGGGACGCAGGTCAAACGCCCGCAAGGCAGGAGAGAACAAATGACTAAGGCAAAAAGGATTTGCAGCAGTAGCATCGACGCCCGCCTTGGCTACCATACGCACGACCAGTATGGTGAGTTTCTCAAACTTCGCCTTGTCGTCTGCACCGCCGAGAACGGTTCCGAATATGGATGCGTTGACTTCCCATTTACCCGCCAAGGGTTGTCATCGGCCAAAAAATATCTGGCCGATGACGCGAACTTTTTGCCAGATATCACCAGCAGGTGGTTCCAGGACAACTGGGGCAACAAGCACGCAGAGTAGTGGCCCACGCTTAACAAAGGAGACGACGATGAACCAGAGAGCTGAAGCCGTCGTGACCGAATCAACTCTTGCTCCAAACTTAACCTAAGGAGGCCGCCATGACCACAGCCACCGTGCCCGCGCATTTTGATCTCGACAACCCGATCGTCAAGATTGGGATTACCAGCTACTTTCTGGCAATTGAGCATGGGCCAGGCTACGACACGTTCGGGGACGCAATTGACGCCTTTGCCCAAAAGGCATTTGGTGCCGCCGTCGAGGAAGGGCTTCCCTTCCACGATGCGCTGGCCGCAAACGACATCGTCTACTACCTGTACCGCCACAACAAGTTTGTTGCCTAATCGCAAGGAGGCCATCATGGGAAGCACCGCCACCATTACCCCGCCCATTGACAACCTGGAGCGCCTTGACGCGGTGCGCCAGGAGGCCTTGGCCCAGACTCGCCTTTCCAATGCCATTAGTGCGTTTTTTACTGAGCTCAAGGCCGCAGAGGACAAGCTTGGGCGCAATCCGTCCCGTGACGCACTGTGGCGCGTCTGGGATCGAATTGAACCGCTACACGCCGACAAGATCAGCAACCTGCGCAAGGACCTGGCGCAGGCCTGCCGCAACCTTGCATGCCATGGCGTTGAATAACCCTACCCAAGGAATTTGCAATGACCACCCCCGCTGACAATCACGCAGCCATCGAGGCCGCCGAGAATCTCAGGCAAGCCGCCGACGCACGCCTCACGCAGGCAATCCTTGCGTACTTCAGGGCGCAGAAGAGCCAAGAAGTCAAGCTTGGCAACAAGGCCTCCCAAGAAACCAAAAAGGCAGCCTGGGACCTTTTGGAGGCCCAGCACGCCCCAATCATCCAGGCAATTCGCGCAGAAGTGCGTAAAGCCGAGAATGACATTCTTGCCCTGAGAAGCCAACCATGATCGGCATGGCACCCAGATTTGTTAACGCCCCTCAAATGGTTAAGCGCCCTTAGGGCCTCTACCGTTTGGCACTCCCTCTTTGTCCGTGTTCCAATGGGCAAAGGGGGGCCTTGCCTTGAGCGTCAACATTTTCACTCGCCAAATTGTCAAAGATGCCGCAGGACTTGCTTACCGGGTTGACCCTGGTCAGGACATTCTGGCGGTTGACCGTGTGGCAACAGGCGACATCAGCCTGGACGAAGGGCGCATGGCCGCAACGGCCTGCATCAGTAGCACCGTCCAGGACCGCGATGGGGACGTCGTTGACCAGGAGGGCCTTGACTGGTCCGACTACAGGCAAAACCCCGCAGTCTTTTTCAATCACAAGGTGGCCGAGTTTCCGGTGGGGCGCTCCGAGGACGATGGGGGAGCCTTTACTGTCCAGACGACTCCCGAGCGAACCTTTGCGACCTGCTACTTCGCCCAAAAGTCGCAGTACGCCCAGCAGATTTATCACCTGGTTGCAGACAAAACCCTTCGTGGGACCTCGATCGGGTTTTTGGTACGCAAAGCCGTGCCGCTTGGGGGCAATGAGTCTGGGCTGGCCTATGGGCGAATGAGTGGTTCCGATGGCCGCCCAAAGGGCTACCGCATTGAAAAGGCCCTGGTGACCGAATGGTCCTGGGTCGGTGTGGGTGCCAATCCCGAAGCCGTCACCATCCACTTGTCAAAGGGTTTGATTGGTGGCAGCCGGATTGATGACCAGTTGCGCATGGCGCTTGAGCCGTACGGGCTGGAACGAAAAATCCTTGTCCCAACGGGGGGAATCATCCCGGGGGCAATGGTGGAAAAAGCCGCAAAGGATCAGGCTTTTGAGAGGCTTCACCCGCGTGGGGGAGACAAGGAACATCCAGGACGGTTTTCATCAAGTTCAGGGTCCGCCGCTGGCGGTGAAGGGGAGAGCAATGCCGATCACGACCGAGGACATCAACGAGAGAATTCGGGAGCAGGGAAACCAGTATCCGACCAGTCCGGTTCGCAAGGACTTTCAGACGGATCAGGACTTTCAGGAAGCCATGTGGGGCTGGGGGCACCGCGTCGCCCGGGCGCTCTTGCCCACCATGAGCCTCTGGCTGGACTCCCGCGCAAAGTCCAAATCGGCGAAGGAAGGGTAATCGAGGCGAAACCCTACGAGGTTGCAAGGCATACCGCCGAGGAGTACATGCGCAAGGCGGGTTTGCACTACGACCCTCCAAAGAAGTACGCCAAGGTGAATGTGGGCAGGGCGCAAAGAATCGCCGAGGCCTACACCCAGATGAAGCACGACCCGGATGACCCTGAGGTCAAGGCCGCCTACAAGGCGATGATCGACGAGACCGTCGCCCAGTGGCAGGCCATCAAAAAAACGGGCCTTAAGTGCGAGTTCGTCCCCAAGGGCGCTGAAGATCCTTACAAGGGGAAGCCCCGTCTTTCCACCGAGGATGTACGGGAGAACAACCACCTGTGGGTATTCCCGACCGATGATGGGTTTGGAAGCTCCAAGGATTTTGATGCGAGCAAAAACCCGCTTCTGGGCGATTCCGGTGAAGTGGTGGGTGGCAAAAAGTGCTGCTACAACGACATTTTCCGAATCGTTCATGACTACTTTGGGCACATCAAGGAAGGTGTCGGATTCCGGGCGGATGGCGAAGAGAATGCGTGGAGGTCCCACTCCTCCATGTACTCCCCCCTGGCGCGGCGGGCGATGACCTCCGAGACCCGTGGGCAGAACTCCTGGGTGAATTTTGGTCCGCATGGCGAGCACAACAAGACCGCCACTCCCGAGACGACAATTTTTGCGGATCAAAAGGTCGGCCTTTTGCCGGAATGGGTCGTACACGAGGGGGCAGGGGACGAAGGGGTCGAAACGCCCAAGTCCAAGGGCCTCCAGTTTATCGACTGGTGGGAGGAAGAGGTCTACGACGAGGGCGCTGCCATCGTCAAGGAATTGGACGCTACAGAAAACGGCAAGCGTCTTGAAACCGTTGCACCGCAAAAGTGGGTCCCCAATAATCGATGGGGAGATCCAGGGCGCAATTCTGAACAAGGAGGGGGTTCTGCCGCCTCTGGTGGTTTCGATTGGGACGCACCACGGCGCAAAATGCTCGCCGCCTTCGGGCGCTGCCTCACCAAGATTTTCCCGTTTGTGGGGATGGTTCGCAAAGACCTTGCCTCCCCTTCCGGGCTCCCCGAGCGGGCCAGCCAGGCCTCTGCCGCCAAAAAGCCTGCGGCCAAAAAGAAACCCTCGAAGTCCAAAAAGAAACCTGCTGCCCCCAAGGTGGCTGGGCCCCGCTTTGGCAGCCAATGGTCGCACGAAGACGAGCAGAAGCATCCACGGGATGAAAACGGCCGCTTTGCTACTGCCCCTGGTGTTTCCCATGAGGAGGCCAAGGCCGACCCGAGCAAGCGCCAACGGTGGGAACCTGTGCAGGGTGCCAGCCATGAGGAGGCGATGGAAAACCCGCTCAAGCGGGCTTATTTCCATGCCAAGGGGGTTGAGAATGATAATGTTGCCGGGCTTTATCCGAACCTCCGCAATATGGCCAACCTGTCCGAGGAAGAGCTGAAGGGGACCAAGGAATTCAAGATCGGGCTCAAGACCAACAACAAAAACGCGGCCGAACACCTGGAGGCCCTGGCCAAGCTCCGGGAAAAATTCCCCAACGCCGCCGATTCGGTTGAGGGGTGGAACCGGATGCAGGCCCACATGTATGGGTCCAACGATGTGCCTGTCGCCCCTTTCAATCTGATCAAATCCCTGGGCAAGGATGGGGATGGGCTGATTAACCAGCTTTCCAAACTCAAGCCTGGCCAGATCAAGGATGCTGACCTGGGTTTCAAGCACGCCAAGGAATTCCGGGAACTATACACCAGTGGCAAGGCCTCGATCGCCACGACGGGCAAGTTGCTTATGTGGTCGATTCTCTCCCGTGGGGTGAGCCCATTTACTCAGGAGTCGCTCTTTATTGACGCTTTTGCGGGGAGCGCCAAGTGGATCGACAAGGCCGCCAAAGGCGAATTCACCCGGGATGACATCGTTGGTCCGGTCAAGCTCACAAAAACAGGCAAGCCGGTCAGGGCTTTTGACAAGGACAAAAAGCAGTGGTTTGATGTGCATGAAGATGGGGAATACATCAAGTGGGCCAAAAGTTGTGCCACCAAGGGAAGTGGTGTTCCTGGTGCGGGAGCGACTCATAATCTGACGGCCTTTGGCAAGAATCTTTTGATGAAGCTTGGCCAGAAGGATGAGGACGGAAAGACCCGCCTTGAAAAATTCCACAACATGCTGTGCGACCCAAAGATGACGGGCCGCGAAATCCGTCGCGAGTTCATGAAGTTTGGCGCGGGTGTGGGGATCGACAACAAGGTGGTCTCCTTTACGCTCCTGGTGACCGGCTTTGATGATGTCATGGTCCTTGACCGTGTGCAGATGCGAAACCTCTGGGATGATGGACGCTTCAAGGAGTACAACCTTTACGATGGCGTCAAGAAAAAACCTGCCGATGAGGACGGCGAAGACGATGAGGTGGACGAAGAGGGAAAGAAGAAGGGTGTCGTCACCGGTTCTGCAATCAACAGCCTGGGCAATGGGGTGAGGGGGCTTGCGCTTTACGAGGCGATCGAGGACGCCCTCTCCGCCAAGCTCAAGGGGGTCTACAAGGCTTTGGGTCGTGAAGATGCCGCCAGCATTGGCCGTTACCACTGGGAGTCGTGGGTGGCGACTTCCGAGCAGGAAGCCAGCCATCAGACCCTGGAGGCGATCCTCAAGGATGCGGGTGGTGATGATCAGGCCATTGGCAAGGTATGCGCCAAGCAGGGGGAATATGGTGCTTACCAGTATGGCGCTGGCTACCGCAGGAAAATGACCAAGGACGCGGATGGGAACCCGGTGGGAGGTCAGGCGTTTGTCGACTGGACGGTTCCCGGGGCAAGTCCCAAGGACCCCAGTAGTGAGCAGCCTGTCACCTTCACGATCCCCCAGTGGAGGCGGTTCCTTGCGGAGATGAAGAAGGACAAATCGGGGGTTTTTGACAAGGAAAAGATCGCCAACCACGATAAAAAAACCGGTGGAACAATTGGTGCCACCAAAGACGAAAACGGGAAGGATGTCTACCAAAGCTTCAAGGTGTCAATGCCACCGAAGGAGCACAAGGACAGCCCCTGGTATTTCCGTCCCGAGGTGCGCCGGGATGTTCTGGTTGACTTAGCAAGGAGATGTGCCAGTGAGCAAGAAGAAACAAAGGCCTCCAAGGGACGAGGAAAAGCCAAATCCAAACCAAAATCCGCCAAGCCAAAAGCCAGCGGAGGAACCGGAAGAGGACGAGGCCGACCAGCTCCTCAGGAAAATCCTGTTCAGAAGGGGTGGACTCCCCTTCGCCAACGACTGATCAGCGGTCCCAACTACTTCACCAGGATGCTTGCGGCGTTTGACTATGCCGTGAGCCGGTCGAAGGCCCTCTCGTGCGGATCGGTGGATGCGCTTATCCAGCCTCCCACTCGAATGTCATCGGTTCTCCCCTCGGCCCCCCAGCCGGATCAAAGGGTGAGTTTCAAAATCCCCGCATCGGTTTCCGAAGCAGCCCGCGCCGCTTTGGTTGCCCACCAGTCCACCGGTTGCAGTTGCTCCCCAGAGGCCTTGCGCATGGGGTTGAAGCTTGCCAAGGGAGGCTCAATCTCCTTGTCTGAGATCGCAGAGCTAAAAACCTATTTTGCAGAAACCACCAGGAAGCCCGGAAGCGACTCCCAGGACGGGAGTATCGAATGGGATTTACGAGGTGGCAGCACTGGCCTCGAATGGTCCCGATGGATCACCGAGACGATTGTGTGGCCTCGGGGGTCAGCCCAAGGCAAAGACGATTCGGTGGGTGCCACGAAGGGGATCGTGGCATAGCACCTCAAAACCTAAACCAGGATTGATCCCAAACAGGAGACCAAGGCGATGGATATGCAGCAGAATCAGCAACAGAATCAGAACGGTTATGGCAACGAGCAACAGGCGATTCCTCCGGGTTTGGCCTTTGCCCAGGCGGCCAAGGAGCTGATGGAGGCCGCACTTAGCATGCAGGAAAACCCCGAGGTTCAATCCTTCATCAAGGCCTCCTATGGCAAGCTCCAGTCGATGTGCGGAAAGGCTTACCCGGATGCTGGCCTCCAGTGGAAGGAAGAAATCGGCTTGGGCAAGGAGGACAAGAACCTCGACGAAGATATGGACCTTGACGAGGACTTGGACGATGACTCAGACGACTCCAAAGCCAAAGTAGGCGATATGGACGAAAAGGCGATGGACTACGAGGATGGCGACAGCAAGGACGAGGGGTCTTCCTCCGACATGGTCCCCGATGATTCGGACGATGATTCCGCCATGGACCAAGACGATGAGGACATGGCTGACGATGAGGATGCCGACGAAGAGGAAAGCGAAGGCGACGGGGACGAAAACGAAGAGGACGAGGATGATGAAAGCGACGAGGAAGATGAGGATGAAGAGAACATGGACGAAGAGACCAAAAAGCTTGTGAAGCGCCTCTCCGATTCGGTGAACCAAACCTCCCGAAACATTGAGGCCGTCAACAAGAGCATTTCCTCGCTCTCGGGAAGGATCAGCTAGTTCAGCCCTTTAGGCCCTGATTCTGTCAGCAAAGCATCAACAGGGAAAGCACCGGGTTCTCCGGGAAGGATTGGGAAGTTCATGACCAACAGGCGTGATTCTGTCAACAACCGGAGCAATGTGGATGCGATTGGTAGCAAAATCGCCGCCATTCATGACGCCACATTGCGTCCGGGTTTTTATGGAGCAGCAAGAATCGAATGGCAAGTAAAAGACGGGTCCATTCAGCAGGACATCAAGGTGGTGATCGAGGAAGTGACCAGGCTGGCGGCCCCGGTTTAAACCTTGCTGCCAAGCCTGCTGATTCCGTGGGAATTCCGCCAGCAAAGCCGCTCGCCCAATGTGGCAACTGTCCGTTCTGGTACTCCACAAAAGGGATAATGGGGTCGTGCATTCGCAGGGCTCCTGTCCCTTTGTTTGGTGGGCAAGTCACCGCACATGGGCCAAGGGGATATTTCCCCGCAACCCAGGACACCGAGGTCTGCGGAGAACATCCGCAGTTTGCGATAACTCAATCCCTCTCGCTTGCAATGACCAAGTAGAAGGGAATTGGCCGGTGTGCGAACGGTTGACAGTCTCCACCGTTTGCACGCCGAATGTTTCACAGGTTATACTCAGGTCTATACAGTAGGGAATCAAGCAGGGCAGCCAGCAAGGCCAGCACCTCAGAACCCTTGGAATCCAAACCAAGTGTTTTGTTACCGGGAAATCCCGGAGGTGTTTCATGGCGCAAAATCATTCCGCTGCGGCGAACAAGTCCAGCAAGAACGGGACCATCAAGAGTCTTGTCAAAACCGTCTCCTCGCTAGAGGGGGTGACCAAGGGGCTCGTCGACAAAGTCGCCGAGATGTCCCAACCGGTCTACCAACCTCACAGGACCCCTGGCAATCTTTTTGGGATTGTCCGTGGCGAGTTTGGCAAGGACTCTCGCCCCTATAGTTTCCTCAACCTGATCAAGGCGATCAAGAACCGCTCCTGGGAAGGCGCGAAGCAGGAACATGGCGTTCACCAGGAACTGGTGAAGGCAGGTTATCAACACGAAGGGGGCTTCCTGGTCCCCAGCGACCCCGATGCCATCGAACGGTTCAGCCCCGCGTCCTTTGCGGGCATCAAGAGCATCATGAAGCTCTCCGATGATGCCCAACAACCCGACGCCTACGCCAAGGCGATGGCCCAGGTCACCAACAAGGCCCTTTCGGCTTTTGGTTCCGATGTCCTTGGTGGTGCGCTGATCGACACCAAGATGGCCAATAGTGTCATCGAACTCCTCCGTGCCCAGGTCGCAACCGTTGCGGCAGGTGCCACGGAAATCCAGCTTCCTCCCTCTGGCCAGTATGCGTGGGCTCGCCAGACCCAGGACCCAACCTTCTCGTGGGTTGGCGAAAACACCGCTATCGGCAGCTCGGATCCGGCTTTCGGCTCGATCCTCTTCTCCGCAAAGAAGGCCGCAGCTTTGGTGTTCCTGAGCAACGATGCGCTCCTCTTTACCAACCCCGCCATCGAGGTGGTGGTCCGCCAGGCACTTGCCGAGAAGGGAGCCCGCTTTGAGGACTCCGCATTCCTCGAAGGAACCGGTGGTTCTTACCAGCCTTTGGGCATCATCAACCAGTCTGGCCTTACCAGCCACACTGCACAGGTGACTGGAACCAATGGTGACACCTTCCAGCCTGAAGATGTGCTCAACATGATCGCCAAGGTGGAAGAGGCCAACGACATGCAGGGCATGACGGCTTTTATCATGCGTCCTTTGATGTGGTCGGCCATCGCCAACCGCCGCGCCGACTCGGTCACCGCCAACGATGCCAAGGGCCCATTCATGTTCTGGACCACTCGTGGCGACATGAACGGCGGGGTTCCAAAAAGCCTAAATGGCGTGCCTGTCATCACCACCAGCACGGTGTCCAACACCCGCGTCAAGGGATCGGGCACCGCGCTCTCTTATGTCCTTGGTGGCAACTTCAAGCGTGCGGTCATCGCCCGTACCGGCACCATGGAAATCTCCGCACTCAGCTCGGGTGAGGAATTCAAGGCCGATCAGACCGTGATCCGAGCGATCATGCGCCTGGACTTCAACCTGACCCACACCAAGCCGTTCGTGTTCTGCGACAACCTGGTGGTTGGTTAATACCGGCTGGTTTTTTGATTAACATTTTTGAAATTCAGGAGGTTTAACAATGAATATTTTGACGGATCTAGTCAATGCAATAGTTTCTGCGCAACTCCTCAAGCCGCAGAGTATCGCAAGCAGCACCACCACCAACGGCACCGGCGCGGACTTCCAAACCGCCGCCGTCCGTTTCCAGGAGTTTGCGGTTGTCCAAGCCGGAACCATCACTGATGGTACCTACGCCTTTAAGCTGCAAGAGTCGACGGATAACTCGACCTGGACCGATATCAGTGGGGCCACCGCCTCGCTGACTACCACCAACGCCAACAGCAACACGATCATCGCCTTCTATCGCACCAAGCGATACCTGCGCGCTGTCGTGACCTCAACAGGTGTCACCTCTGGTGGCCTCTTCGCAGTTCTGGGTCTTACCCAACAGCAACGTCCGGGCGGCACCGCCCTCGTGCCTTAATCGTCCTGCCGCCTTTCTCCCCGGCTCAAGTTGTACGGGGCCGGGGAGGGTGGCGGTTTTCCTTATTGAACCAAGGGCATTTCCAATTGGCACTCTGCACGCTTTCCGATGTAAAGAACGGGCTTGGGATCACTGGAAACTCCAGCGATGCCGTGCTTGCGCTTTGCCTTGATGCAGCGGACAGGGGAATCAAGGACTACTGCAAGCGCGAATTCGAGAGCCGCACCTACACGCATTTCTTCAGCGGCAATGGCCTCAAGGAACTCATCGTCCGGGAATTTCCTGTCCAATCGGTCACCTCGGTCTGGATGGATCCCGCCGGTTACTTTGGCCAGGGGACTAACAGTCCTTTCAACTCCACGACCCTTCTTTCCCCGGGTTCCGATTACGCCCTAAGGATCGATGACACGCTCAATGGCTGGAGCATCTCGGGAATCATCGACCGCCTCGGATCCGCCAACAACCAGGGGTACTACTTCCAGCCCTTTGGTGGATCGCTTTCCCTGGGTGGCCGCTCGACAAGCTGGAACAAGGGGCAGGGGAACATCAAGGTCACCTACACCGCCGGGTACACTTCCATCCCGTCCACGCTCAAATCGTGTTGTGTTTTCTACGCGGGCCACATCTTCAAAACCTTCCCCAATGCCGGGCACCTTGCTTCCTCCGAAAGCCTCGGTGGCTATTCCTACTCGCTTATGGGTGGTGATAGTGGAGGCACTCCCGAACTGGGGAGCATCCGCCAGATGCTGACCCGTTACAGGAGGGTCGCCATCTGATGAGCCTTCCCTTCCTTCTCTCCAAAGACACCGCAACGCTCCAGCGCCCCAACATGGCGGGCCGGGATGGTGCTGGGGCCGTCACACGCCCAACCTGGTCTACCATCGCCACCGATATCCCCGTGAGGATCGCTCCGCCCAGTGGCTCCCAGCGGGCCGCTTTCGCCCAGCAACAGATCGAGATCTCCTGGACGGTCATCACCCAAAGCGATGAGCCCAAAAACGGCGACCGGTTTCTGACAAGCGATGGCAGGTATCTGCGCATCGTGGGCTACTCTCCCATCAAAACAATGGGAGGCATCCCCAGCTTCAACGAGTTCCCCTGTCAGGAGGTCAAGCAATGAGCGTGACCACTCTGACTGGCCAGATTGCTGCCGCCCTGATTGCTTCCTCTTCCGTGACGGACCTTTGCCCCGCCTCGTCCATTGTGATGGGGGAGGCCGCAGAAGGGACGGGCCTGCCCGTGATCCAGATCAACGAGGGGAGAACCCAGGTCGATTGGACGTTCACCGGGATCCAGATCGAACGGGCGGGAATCACCATCGAGATTTACGCTGTGGGTGCCGAGGTTGCGGATTCGATCCAGCGGGCCGTGAGCGCGGTGCTTGACGCCTACAGGAATGCGACCTTTGCCACGATCAACCGGGTTATGGCCTGCGTGCGTGACTCCATGAATATCGCCCCCGATGGCAGGACCGTGGATGGCACGCTGGTCTACCGGGCAACGGGTAGTTTTACGGTCCTTGTGGAGGTGAGCGTCTAATGAGCCTGGATGTCGCCACCCTTTCGGGAACCCTGACCTGGATGCTGTCCAAAGCCAACACTGGCTTCAGTGACACCAAACAGAGTGGTTCCGCCTCCCAGACAATCACCTACCCTGTTGCAACGATCAACCGGATGGTGGCCAAAGTCTTGACGATTGCCGCCTCCGGGACGGCAACCATCGACCTCTCCTCCAACATCGACCTGGTGGGGGATGCGGTGGCCATGACCAAGGCGGTCGCGTTGTACATCGCAAGCACTGGCAGCAACATCAAAGTCACAGGCCATGGGACCAATGGGCTCTCCACCTGGTTCCTTCAGGCCTCGGGGGAACTTCATGTAAGGACTGGCGGGTTCGCCATCGTGGGCTGGCCATCGACTTTGCCTGCAACGGTCGATGCGACCCACAAAATCCTGACCATAACGAACCTGAGCGCAACGACTGCAACGACGGTGACCTACGCCATTCTGGGCGGAAGCTAACCCCATTTAGGAGACGAACGTTATGGCTTTTTACGCAGGCAAAGGTGGCTCAATCAGCATCCGGACAAGTGTTGGTCCCGATGTCTACACCTCCACGCCCCTGAGCGACTGGTCCATCGACATCAAGACCGACGCCCTGGACGTGACCAACTTCACCTCAGGGGGCTGGCAGGAGATCCTGGCGGGGATCTTCTCGGCCGATATCAGCGCATCCGGTCCTTACGATGGTTCGAGCCTGATCACCCAGGGAACCGCCGCCCGCATGAAGCTTACCGTCGCAAGCGGTATGG